TCGGTTCCGCATTGACCTACGCGCGCCGCTATTCACTCTCTGCCCTGATCGGCATTGCCGCCGACGAGGACGACGACGCCAACGTCGCCAACCGCTCCAATGGCAAGGACAACACGGGCGAACTGCTCAACGCCGAGCAGATGGAATTCGTCTGGGAGAAGGCGCGCGAATACTGCGATCCCGACGTGCAGCAGGAGTGGGTTGAGCTACTGGTCAAGACGCTCGGCCACGATAATCTGGCCGAGGTGCCGCAATCGCTGTTCGAAATGCTACGGCAGAAGATCATGATATGGCCAAAGTCTCCAGGCGCCGCCAAGTGGAAAACCCAATGACGGTGGAGATCATCGACTGCATACAAGGGAGTGATGCTTGGTTCCAGGCCCGCCTCGGCATCCCGACCGCGTCCTGCTTCAAGGACGTGCAGGCCAAGGGCGAGGGCAAGGTGCGCGCAACCTACATGCGCCGCCTTGCCGGGGAGATCATCACCGGCCAGCCGGCCGAAACATTCCGATCGCCCGAAATGGAGCGCGGCTCCCGCATGGAGGATGAAGCGCGCGCCAACTACATTTTCGGCTGGAACAACACCCGGCCGACGCGGGTGGGCTTTGTGCGCCGCGCCTATGTCGGCTGCAGCCCGGATGCCTTGCTGGGCGATGACGGCGTGCTCGAGCTCAAGACGCAAAAGCCGGAACTGCTGATCGCCACCCACGACGCCGGCGAGAAAGACCAGAAATGGTTTCCGCCGGAACACATCGCGCAATGCCAGGGCGCGCTGCTGGTCACCGGCCGCAAGTGGGTTGACCTGTGCGTGTACTGGCCGGGTATGCCGATGTTCGTGCGCCGCGCCGAGCGCGACGAGGACTACATCGACAAGCTGATGGACGAACTCGCCAAGTTCAACAACGAGCTACAGGCCATGGTCGCGCGCGTGCGCGCCTATGGGCAGAGGGTGGCAGCATGAACGAAGCATCCGCGGAACAGATTGTGAGGTTTCTCATGGGCGGCGGCACAAAGGATACCATACCGATCATCCGCAGCAGTTTGCGCAACGATCTGCTTGACCGCATCAAGGACAAGCACTTCGTCTGGTGGAACGACAGCATGGAGCTTTACCGCATGGCCGGCCTCAAGCCGTCCGCATTCGGCAACGACGTGCTGACCGTGCTCACATTCCAGATTTGCTGGATGCTCAAGCACTATGAAATCGATCTGGATACTTTCGTCAAAAGCCTGCAGGCGGCGATGACGGCATACGAAAGCACCGACGAATGACCGCGCCCTGTTCAGTCGATGGCTGCAACAAACCGCGCTACGTGCGCGGCTATTGCATAGGCCACTATAGGCGCTGGCGTCTATACGGAAATCCACTTGATGGCATAAGGACTGAGCGCGGTAAGGGATTGAAATTTCTAGAAACAATTTCCCCTTCCGAACTTTGCATCAATTGGCCGTTTGGCTGTGACCGTCATGGATACGGCAGTGTAAAGGCTCAGAAGCAGACGAAAGCGCACCGATTCGTATGCGAAAAATTCCATGGGCCATGTCCGCCTGAAAAACATGGCGTAGCGCACAGTTGCGGAAATCGCCTTTGCGTCAACCCGGCACATTTGCGTTGGGCAACATTTGCGGAAAACGAAGCAGATAAAGAATTGCATGGAACGCGGGTGCGCGGCGATCAGCACCCAAGCGCAAAGCTAACCGATCAAGATGTCCGTTCAATTCGGACAATGATACGAAACGCATCATATTCAAAAGTTGCTTCGGCCTTTGGCATTTCAATAACGCTGGTATTCAAGATCGTACACCGCGAAGCATGGAAGCATGTCCAATGACAATGCCGGCCATTTATTGGATTTGGACAGGGAAAGCACTGGAACCGATGGATCGCTTCAGCAGATTAGCCGAACAGTCACTGACGAGTGGCCATTGCTACAAGATGATGGTGGTCGAGGAGGGCGAGCGCCGCTCGTCGGAGCAGAACGCCAAGATGTGGGCGATGCTCACCGAATTCAGCCATCAGCTTGAACACGGCGGGCGCCACTACGAACCCGAACACTGGAAGGCGATTTTACTGCACGCCTGGGGGCAGGAGATCGAATTCTTGCCGGCACTCGATGGCAAGGCCTTCATCCCCTACGGCAACCAATCATCTAAAATGTTGAAGCGCGATATGGTGAGTTTCTTGGAATTCATGATGGCAGAGGGAACCAAGCACGGCGTGAAATTCGCCGACGATCCGGCCGACCATGCGCGCTGAATTCAGCAAGGCTACTAAGCTCGCCGCCTATCGCCGCGCCATGGGGCGATGCGAACGCTGCAGCGGTCTGCTCACCCCGGGAAAATTCCACTATGATCACCGCAACCCGGCGGCGTTTGCCGGTAGCGATCATCTGGAGAACTGTCAGGTGCTCTGCCTAGGTTGCCATAATCATAAAACCGGCAAGCAGGACATTCCGGCAATTGCCAAATCCAACCGCATCCGCGCCCGCGAGGCCGGCATCCGCAAGGATCGCCACATCCGGGCATGGCGGAATTTTGCCGGCGAGATCATCCGCAAGCCGGCGCGCAGGGATCAGGAATGAGCGCGCCGCTGCAGCGTCTGCTGATGTGGACCGCCGTATTCATGGCAATCATGGTGGTGATCGTGATCACTACCGGCTGCGCGGTGCCGCTGCGATGACCGACGAAGAACGCCAGCGGTTTTCCCGCAGATTGCGCGAGGCCGCCGACGAGATCGAGCGGCTGCGGGCGGCGCATCAAGAAATCAGAGAGTTGGGGAACAACAAGATCGTCAGCGGAGAGGGGCTGTTCATGCGCGCCTTGCTGATCGCCCGCCGCGCCCTGGAGCCAAAGCCATGAGCGACATTGTCGAGCGGCTGCGCCAAGGTGCGGGCCATATCCCCGATGATATCATTGCGGCAGAGGCGGTGATGACCGAGGCCGCCGACGAGATCGAGCGGCTGCGGGCGGCGCTTGAAACAGTGCGCGCGGAAAACGACCGGGCCAAACGGCAGTTCACGAACGTCAGCAACAAGATTTTGGATGATGCGTGCCGCGCCCTGGAGCCAAAGCCGTGACCCGCGAACCCTGGAACAGATGCGACGTATGCGGGAGGTTCATCGCAATGGAGGACTTTGACAAGGGAGCGGTGCGGAACTGCGTCTATCCAGACAGCGAGTTGACCAAGGAAACGTGGGAAACGCTGTGTTGCGTTCATGCGGAAGAAGATCGCCGCGCCCTGGAGCCAAAGCCATGACCGACGTGCTGGACCTCGCTGAGTTTGCCCGATGGGCAATCGAGAATGGCTCTTGGGATGGTGCCCTCGGTTTAGATGGTGGCGACATTCAAGAGAAGGCTTTGGCTTGCGGCATTCTGGTCTTGACCAAATACGATCCCGAGACACACGGCGGCAATGACGTGGACTGTGAGCCGGGGGACGACTGGTATGAGTACTCGCCCGCATTCAGTATCGCCCGCCGTGCCCTAGAGCCCAAGCCATGAGCCGCAACCCAGATTTCGATGCCGTGATGATTAAGAAGGCGGAACTTGAACGGTTGCAGGCCGAGATCGAGCGGCTGCGGGCGGCTCTGCAAGAGATTACCGACCTGTGCAAGCGGTCGCCTGCTGATCCGTTCTTGGCTGACAACATGGACCGCATCGCCCGCCGCGCCCTGGAGCCCAAGCCATGAGCACCACAAGCGCAGTCATCAAGCGGCTGCGCGCCGAGCTTTTGCGGTTGGCCGAGGAAAACATAAAGCAGCAACAAGAAAACGCACGACTGCGCCAGACCATCAACGATCAGGCCGCCACCATCACCGGGCTGTTTCGCGAGATCGAGCGGATGCTGCCTATGCCGGCGCCCGGTACGGGTAAATGACGCTCACCTCATCGTCGGTACTTACGCCGAGGCTTTTGGCCAGCGCCTCGGACAGGTCCGCGGCTCTGCCGGTTTCCGCCTCATGCGGCCCCCAATCGGCGGGATGTGCCAATCGGCACACGCCGGTCTTGGTGTTGGTCACCAACGCCATCTGGCCGCTGTTGGCCAGCATATCCTTGCTGCACACATCGTAGTCCCAGCGGCACGCCAGGAAAAACACTGTCGCGCTG